TCGACTTGCGTCGATTTTACAGGCCAGATTGTGCTTAGAAACACTCAACTGTTTATTCCCCTCAGATACTTGTCAAAGTACTGAGAGGTATAACTTTGGGTCCGGCTCGGTTGTGCATGGTGATTAGCCTGCACGCCGTCGTCGTTTCGCCTGGGGAGGCGGAACGCTGCCCGGTCTAAGAGACAAGACTGGTGCCCTCTCTCGAAGAATTAGCTTCCGTAGGCCCACCCACAAGGTAACAACCCTTGTAGACGGTTTTAGCTCAAGAGGATCTTGTTTACTAAAGTTCCATTTAGTAGGCAGAGCATCCGCTCCATCTTCTAAACTTATGACCTGCTTCCATAATGCTTCAAAGGACTCCCACTCTGGGAGGACACCGGGTTCTAGAACCCTGATAGCATCATCAGCGACTTCTAGTCGTTTTCGCAGCCTTTGGCCAAGTGGGTAGGCTACCCACTCGTTCATGAACTGATTGAAGGTAGCCACGCTACCCGCTTCTCCAAGAGGTTCTCCCTCTCGAAATATCGGGTTAACTAGTTTCCCTTTAGGGGTCTTTGTTTCCGATATGTTCCACATGAAAATCTGTCGGATTACTCCTTCAGATCGCATCAGGGATCTACTCACGATCTCAAAGGATAGTCTCCACAATCTTGCACTGGTTACCCAGTACCGGTGGTCTTTTGCTACCCCTTCGCCCCCGGGACCAATGGACGAGATCCATGCCTCAAAAGACATTGGAAATAATCCACCTGGGCGGCAGATGTACGCTAACAACCTACTTAGACGATTATTTAAACTGAACCCAACTGGAAGTTGGGCTAAGTTCTTATACCCGAAACCCGCGAAGCGTGCTACATGACTAAGTTTTAAGGCAATGAACTTTGAGCATTTTGCAAAAAGTTCAGCAGCTGCCTGTAAGTTTACTAAGCTTACAGACACTTCCGCCAATGAAATTGGACTGCAGTCACGCCCACGTATGAAAGTTCGCTTAGCGAATTCCAGACTTCTTGTTTTCGAAATCAGACTTTTGGCGAGTCCAACTTGTACTCCCAAGTCATCCATTATACGCAGGTACTCCGCGGCAACGAGTTCGTTAGAGATAACGATATCGTCTCCAAGGACCGCATACCCTGTGAACCAACCCTTTGGTTGTTTAGCTCCCACTCGACTCGCAGCAAATTGCACTATAGCATGGTGCGTTAACGCGAGCATAGCCCACGATGACAGCGCCCCCATAGGCTGACCTACTTCGTACTTAACCTCATTAAATCCAAGATTGTAAGATTTTGCAATCTTTGGAAGTCTGTAAGGTCTTGACACTAATAGGCCTTTCCACAGGCGCGCCAACTTATTACCCATGATTTCAGATAGTAAGTCAACCTGTAAATCTACAGGAAGACGGTCAGTAGCTGCAGAAAGATCGTACGAGTACAATGAACGGATGTTCAGTTCCTCACACGCATCCAACAGGTTTCTGACTGGTCTTATCTGATTGAACGTCCCATCAGTCACGATCACTCGTAACCGCGAGAATATCCAATCATGAAGGGGTTTCATGATACCCTGGATAAGGAGTGGCACCATTGCCACTACACGTATCTTACCTGGCTCCTCAAGGAAACCTAGTCTCCCAAGTGGCAAGGGCTTCCCCCACCACTTGATAAGGGCATCTAGACCGACACGGTGATATACTTCACCTATACGTTTTAGTGCCCAGAGTAGGTCCAATCCATCTACCTCTACTAGCCACTCCCTCAGTGCGGAATAATATTCTACATCTGAGTAAATCGCTATTGAATCAATAACGAAATTGCAGACACTGGTGTTTCCACCAATGGCTGGGCTGGCTTTCAAGATAGGAGGAAGGGACTTAGGATCTAGATCCATTGAGGGGTCTATCCGAGACTCCTTACCGGTGTGAATCGATAAGGAATCAAGGAAGTCACCCCAAAACTTTTTGAACTCACGACGAACCTGAGAGATTTCTTTCCCGGGTTCCGTTATTGTTTTCAACTTTAGCGCCCCTTTGAACTCTATAACCCTATAGAGTCCAAGAAGACTCAACCAAAGTCTAATCACTCCAACGTCGCCAGCCAGTATAGACTGACGGTGTCCATGAGGAATAAGTCTTGGTATACCCGATTTGGTACGCGCAATGTTTGCTCCTAATACCCATGGGGAGGTCACTTGCATTCCCCCAGCCACCTGCTGTACAATTACAGCACAGGCTTTTAGGTAGAGTGCAAGCCCCTTAGGGCCTCGGTTTCTATACATCTTGCTACAAAATCTTGCAAAATGCCAAACAACTTTTATCTTAGACACGGACACCTTACCAAAGATTAACGGAAGCAATCTTGCGAAAGCAACCGCTAATTTTACGTCTGATTTTACACAGACGGACCAGGTGAGGGAT